CGTTTATCTGATGTCCGTCCCCCACGGACACTTCCCCTAATTTGTCCGTCACACACGGACACTCACAAACACAGATGTCCTCTGTACGCACACAACGGACAAAATATTAGTGCAATATACACAACTATCACTGGAAATATATCCAACAATTGTGCATATTGCACTATGAAAATCAGTTATTTTGGAACATTATGGACTCGTGTCCGTGTATGGGAAACACATACAGGGGTGATGTTTGCGAACATTTGTTTATTAGTGAAATTAAAAAATAATTGTTGTCTCAAATGGTAAAATTTGTAACTGTTTGCAATTACTAATTTCATTAACCACGTTTGGTATGACTAAATGCAATGTGATTTTCGTTCCGTCATCACTAGCATAAATATAACCAATTAAAATGGAATTTCCGCTTGAGCTTATAGCCATGCACTGTACTGGTATGGTATTCGGATATTTATTGTTTTCTAATAGCGTTGAATACTTCAAATTTCCGATAATAATATTTGAATTATTGCTAATACTGATTGTGGTGTCAAATGTTAGTACTGTGTTTTTAATCATACCAAAATAAATCACTCCATTATTAGAAAATCCATAAATTTTATTATTGCCACTATATGTGATATTATCTCCACCACTTAGTGGCTCTTCATTGTAATTAATCACCTGAACCCCCTGCCCTATGAATAAAGCGTTGCATAAATTCCTTCCGATGTTAATACATCCGGCACTGGTAGGGTGTATACCATCCTCACCAATAAAATCGTAACGATGTAAACAACATGTGCTATCTATATACCTCATTCCGTAGTTAACGGCTAACTGGTATGATCTTAATACAGTTGAAAGTAAAAGTTTTCTTTTTTCACTTGCTTTGAAAATTCCTATCATAGAAATATTAATATTAGCATTTATAAAATGCTGTTTACAATAATTTCTGAATGATAAAATTGCTGTATTTAGGTCATTGTAAATTGTGTCAACATCATTACATCCACCACAAACTAATATGTCGGTAACATCTTCGCTATTTACATTGCCGAGGTTAACATCTTTTAACAGATCGAGAAATGTTTTACCTGTAGTACCGGTTTTCACAAAACCGGTACCGCCAACACAATTAGTAAAACAATCAACTCCTTCTGTTAATCCCGAAAAATTTTTAAAGGGTGTAGTCCATCCACCCTTATATTCATAAGGATTTTCTCCATAGCTATCACCAATTAAAATGAAAACACGTTTTTTAAGATTTTTAAAATAGTTATTTAAAAAAGTGTCAAAATAACCATCAGCCACTAAACTGTCAAGTTTATTGTTAATTTCGTCTTGCACATTTAAATTTTTAAAATAATCCTGCACATAGCTTTTTAAATCATTAAAAGCATCCTGCAAGCTGTCAAAATTTTTTTGCATTGCTTTCCATTGTTCTAACACCTTATTAAACTCATTCAAAAACCAGTCTTGATTAAGTTCATGAAAGTTACTATAAGGCCCTAAATTTTCCATACTCATATACTTCTACCTCCTATTAATATACCATCAAGCAAAAATTTTCAATAAAACTTTCCGCAATCACATCATACAGGTTGAAAACAACTAAATCTCGTTCGCTCTGTATCATCTGCTGAGAAGTTGTAACACCAATGTTTCCATGCGCTCTGCCCGTTTTTGTATGCCGTCCGGTTCTACCGCCGTTTACGTTTTCATTTTCCGTATCTTTTCCGGTTTCCGTATTAGTGATACTCCCGTTTTCGGTTGTGTCTCCATCCGTAATCTGTTTTGCGTGATCCGCAAGTCCTGCATTAAAAGCGGTATTTTGATCCGTAACGTTAACACTATTCATGATTTCGTTAGTGCTAGTGCTTTTTACTGTGTTGGTGGTGTTTCGTGTATTATCTCTAGCACTAGTGCTAGTTTCATCATCGGTATCTGTCCAATCTTCCATGCGATCGTAGTTTTCAATAGGATTGTATTCTAATACCGTTGTATCATACAACTTTTTCCAGTTAATTTGATACTTGTTACTCCATATTGTGATACGATTTTTCATATAGGTAAAATCTGGATATAGAATCTCCAATTCCCTAGTCCGCATCAAAATTGTATCAATAGCAATCTGTTTAACAAGCCCTTCGGGAACATTAAACCCGTTAAATAACGTGTCATCATAATTATATAATCCCTCAACGGTTAACAAACTCACTCATCATCACCTCCTGATGTTTCACGTGAAACATTTTTCGTATTCGGATCGTGTCTCCAATTCACACTTACATCCACACCAAACATTTTCTTAACATCGGCACAACTTTTTTTCCAACCGTCTAACCACATTTCCATTCTAGTTGAAGTTTCGACATCATTGCTTTCCGCTTCAGAAGATATCATTCTTTCTTTTTTGTCTGATCTGGCAGACGGAATACCAACCTCAGTACAAAAAAGTTCTTCTAATCTTCTCAGTGTGTCCAGAACATCACCAGCAATATAGTTCTGTCGCAGATTATTAACAAAATAATCCCACGGTTCTTCTGTCTGATCCCCTCTTTGAATCCTGAGTTTCTCGTCATAGAAAACAGCCAATTCACCTCTCATAACCTGATCCATGACTTTTTTCAGACTTTCCGCTCCTGCCTTATTCCTTGCTCTGAACACATACGCAAGCTTGCTGTTCATAACGTTCATATCAAGTGATTCCATAGCAATAGCCATTTCATTCGCATATCTTCCTACAAGATCCATGATTCCACCATAGTCTGCGGTGCATTTAAAAAGAACACACTGTTCTCCAATTACAGGTTCAATCACACCCTTTAGCAATGGATTGCTAATTACAGCCTGCGCCGGTCTGTAAAAAACATTATACCCCTTGAGTGTGCATCCCTGTGGAATAACACCAAACTTGTCTGTATTAATGATCGCAACCGTGCCCCAACAATACAAACAATACAAAAAATAATCTTTATCCCAGTTGTCGGGAACTTCCCATTTCATCACAGATATAGCTTTCTGCAACAAATACCTCTGAAAATACCAAAACAACTGAGTATTTTTGCAATGGTTAGTGCTTGGGCTTATGCTACTATTATATTGATTGATATAATTATACATCACGGGAGCCCCAACACCTGTATCACATCCAAACATTATCTCACTCTCCTGTCGTAAAATATTTGTACCACCTCTGGCCATATGTTTCTCGTTCTGGATGAATAACATATGGTCTTTCATACTCTTCCTGAAAAGCCATAGCAAGATATCCGGCGTCCGCAGTACTCTGCGACCATTCTCTCCACGTCAAATTATACCCATGTCGAGGATACCATTGGGGCTCGATCCCCCAGTTTTTAATGCCGGAACTCTGTTGAAATTCTGCAAAAATAACGCTCAACTGTTTTTGACCATCTGTCCAGTCTGCATGACTACCATACAACACATCCATAACATGAAAAAGATCGGTTGGAGGTGTCCATTGGACTAAACCATGACCACCATTTTCACCTGCGTCAACTTCCTGTAATGCAGGATTGAAAGTGCTTTCCTGCTGAATATTTCCGCACAATCCTGCGATAGCATTTAGTGTCCATCCCTGTGCTAAAAAATAATCTTTTATGACATTAGCATTGTTAATCGCCTTTTCATTATGCCCACATAGTTCTCCCTCGGGATCCCCAAAATATTCACTCGATCCGCCCACAATCCAATTACCGCCAGAAAAAGGCCAACGATAACAATGTGTGTAATGAATACCGCTCTGAAGATCATACGTATTAATACTAACCTGATCCGGTAACGGTTTTTTGGAACTGTGTGCTCCCATAGTATGACCGCCATTTTCCAAGTCATGCACAATTTCCGTATGCTGATGTTCACTAGTATTAATAACTAGAATATCACCAACGTGAAAATCAAAAGTTGCAAAGTCTGATATTATAATTTCTTCAAACCCAAGACTTTTCAAAATTCCGCCCATGGTATAAGTTGTAAATGGCCACGTACTTAAATTGATCTCATAGCCTGCGTGTCCCAAACCATACCACACAAATGATGAACAATCATAGTAGGTTATGCCATTAACTGTACGCTCGTTTCTATATTCTTGTGAATAACCAACCGCAGGATCATTACATTTTTCAATCCACCAATTCATAGCCAATAGCATCAACCCTCCGATCCCGCCTGCTCCACCAGATCCCCATGGGTTCTGCCCTGCATTAGCACTTGTCATAAGCGCAACAAACATTGAAATATTGCTTGCAGGGAAACTACGCATAAAAAACACCCCCCTCAAGGAATTGTTTGATCTGTTCTTTTTCGTTCCGAGTTGCTCCGTGTACATTAATCGAACCATTTTCAACCACATAATACCCAGCGCCTAACTCCTGCATTGTGCCATTTTTCATATAAGGTCTGCCATTATCTGCTCTATCTTCATCCGTGATTTTATAGAATGTTTCAATAACGAAAGGTATACGTGCTATTGATAACAACGTACCATTAACACCTCTGGTATGTACATCGGGTATCGCACTCTCAACTGCATTTGCAACTCCTGACGCACTTCCCAAAAAATTGCCAGAAAATAAATTCCCGATACTACTTAGCAAATTACTTCCACTTTCAATAATGTTTGCCCGTAAATCACTCACTTGTATGTTAACTCCAATTTGTGCATATCCACTATATAAAGTAACACCTCCTGCGCTCACTGACATCACACCAACTCCGCTCATACAGTCAATAGTTTCGCTGACTGTCACGTTCTCAGCACTTGCAACTTTTCCTCCGTCAATTTCAAACGTACCCCACGGATCTATAGTTAACTGAATCCTACGAAATGGTGAAGCGTTGAGAAATGTTCCACGTGAAACTTGTGGGTGCTGAGAAATCGGCACCTCAAAAGTCCTGCTGTAAAAAGGTTTGTTACCTAGTTTTAAAGCGGTAACATCGCACGACCAAAAACCAAACTTAACTTCACTGACCGGTGTACTGCCTGCCCCAACATTTTCACAAGGAAACCACATAACACTTGTCAGATATTGAAACGGATTGAACAAACATTTTAGCAAACTATCTGTGATCTGCTGACCTGAGTTGTTCGCCCAGTCAAGAGTAGAAAATATCTTTGAGCAAAAATCTGCAAAATTAGTGGGAATAAAAGCATAAAAATTTGTAAGTCCATCCTCACCCACAATGCCACAAACAAAATACCCCTGATTTAAACCATACTCAGCAACCGGAAATAAACCATCATTAACGACTGTCCGTTTCTTAACTGGTGTTGACAACGTTGGATATAGAGTGTCCATCACATCCCCATCAAAACTCGTAGAGCTTCTGATAAAAAACAAATTACTTGCCTGTATCGTATCACGGTACGTTGCCAGCACATCCACAACGCAATGTGCAATCCATGTGTTGTTTCTGTACTCCCAGTCCTCCACCCAGTATGATCTTCCAAATTCACTGATTTCACAGTAATTCCAAGACGGAGCAGAACCCCCATTTCTCAGAATGATTTGTGGATTTTCAATAGAACAAGGCTCATTAATATTACAGGAAACGGCGGTAACATCACCGCCGACAACTCCTGTAGAATTAACTCTTTTGCTTGCTGTCTTAAAATTGACTGTTACCGCCATTATTATTTCCTCCTATTCCAGAACAAAAACAAGTCCATTTTCTGTAAGATCATTCCAGTAACGATCTGTGAAATGATAGTAGATATTCCAGTAACCTCCTGCGCTATTGAAAGGCGTTGTGCTACTCCACTGGTTGATCGTAGTGAGCCCCATAGCCTCCTCGTCAAACAATACTGCAAAAATATTGCTCATCACCTGATCTTCACCTTTTTCAACACTTCCATCCGGGATCATAACGCTAGGCGTAACATTAATATTCATCGGACTCTCAAGTGTCTGCCAGAAATTAACCTTTTCATTTGTGGCAATCTTCAAATACTGGTCATGGAACGTGTTACTCAGAACCGTAGTATCGGCAGTATGCAAATCTGGGCTGAAAATCATGATGTTCTGCATTTTCAGCGGAGTATGTCTTGCAATCTCTTTTCCCGTGATATTCGCATGGAATCGAGTTGTTCTCTCTGTGAAAAAGTCCATGTAAGTCATGATTTTCGCACAAGCCCACTTATAAAAACTCGGGAAATTCTCCGCTTTTCTTACATCCTCGGCGGTTAACTTTGTTCCGTTCTCAGTATTGTACATCGTGAGCAACTTAACAACGTGCTCTCCAGTATATCCCGCTGTTGATGCCGTAACGTTTGTCTGCCAGATATTTTTTGCTCCGATATAGTTTGCAACGCACGCCCTAGCCATACTCTCGTGAGCCTGCTCGATCATGTCCATCGTGTTCTGAGTATACATGGAAATAAACTGCCCGAACTCATCAGGATTACGAAACGCCTGATCTAACTGATCTCTGAAATAAGTCCTGTGTCTCTGGAATACCTGACCGCCATAAAAATTGGTCTGTAAAACTTTACCTTTTTTGATTTTGTACATATCGACCGCTGTGTCATCATCAAGTGGCTGTCTCTGATCGTTTTCCCAATCATCATCAAGCATCCCCAACTTACGCACATGGTTTCCCCATTGCTGTGTGGTTCTTCTCAGTCCCTTAAATTTTGCATTGTAAGGTCTTACAGAAAAAATAGTCCTGTCTAATACCTGAGAAATGCTGTTCATGATCCTGTCATTTCCGACAAGCAACGCAGTCTGTGCCTGTGCCACGAACGAACTTGTATCCGTTGCTTTCATAGTTTCAACGCCCGTGGCCTGTTTAACGATATCATTCAGCACTGTGCTGATCTGATCGAAACTTAATGTATTTGCCATTATTTTTCACCTCCTGTCAAACCCTCATAGTTCGGTGGATTGATAATACTTGCAATAGCATCTTCGGTTGTAACCTGTTTCGGTACTGCGTTCTGCATCAGATTAACGTTGTTACTCTGTACTGCACTTGTGAGACTTTTTAGTGCACTCAGTACATCGTTCTGATCCCCGATCTGCTGAATCTGCTGTGCCTGTGTCTGCGGATATGCCTGTGTCTGTGCCTGCGGATAGCCCTGCGGAAACTGCTGTGTATATCCCTGTACACCCTGCCCCTGATTCTGGGGATAGCTCTGTGGATAGAGCTGTAGCTGTGGCTGTGGCTGTGGCTGTGGATGTGGCTGTGGCTGTGGCTGTGGCTGTGGCTGTGGGGCACGCTGTGTTGCTGTGCCTGACATTGTGAGGATCTCATCTTTTGTGAATCCCGCCGTGATAAGTGTGATTAAGTTGTCTAATGTCATATCTTATAATCCCTCCTGAGATAATTTTTGTGTGAAAATCCGGTGGAAATGATACCGTCATGTTCATAGGTGACTGCGTACCAGTTTCCGGAATAGCATCCTAGACAGATGCATTTTGTGTGTTTCGGCATTTCCGCAATAACTGTGCCGTCTGTGTTAGGCTCTGCCCTGACCATCAGAGGCTCAGTGTTCGTTGTGACGATATACACACCCCTGATATTTTTGTCATAATTGATCGTCATTCTTTATCACTCCCTGTGATATGATCTGTGAGTTTCGTAAGTGCCTGAGTGTTGTTGTTGAGTGCGTCTGTCATGTTTTTCATTTCTTCCTTATGTGCATCGGTTTCTTTCTGCCAAAGATAGAAAGTGGCAATAAGGCAAGCGCAAGGAACACCGATGTTACTGATAAGTGTTGATAAGGAATTGATATCCATGTTTCACCTCCATTAACCGTTATTATAATTAGCACAACATATAATATATGTTTCACGTGAAACATTTGAAGAAAGGTGAGAACCATATTTCACGTGAAACAAAACATATGCGGGCTATGACACTCCGCATATGTGATTGAAAGATTAAGTGTTACAAATTCTTGAGCTGTACCTACTCATGCACATTAGATCATTATGATCCCACGCTCCCAACGTGCTGTACGTGTGCCACGAACACTTGTCTTTCTACGAAAGATTATAACAAATAAAAAAGGACAAGTCAATACTTGTCCTTAAAATAATTTTCAAATAGTGATTTTGATGTAATATCTTCAAAAGTGATCTTATTTGATAGGTACATATCCCATAGGTATACATAGTCCCTGCGAAACGCTTTTATATCCTTGTCAGACTGTGTGTATGCGGGTGGGTTGCCTGAGTGATGTCTTGTAACGTATATTGTGTTTTTGTTTTTTCGTTCGTATATTGTAATAGAATCCATACGGCATAATGGAATTAATTCCTTGATGTTCGTTGGTTTTATTCCTGTATAATCTGCTGAGTAAAACTCATTTCCGAGCGCCATGCGGTTAAAATTTGAATCTGCGCCAGACATTTTATAGAGTGCGGTTTCTTTTTTACGTTCTGAAATTGGAGAATCGAATAGGTTAAAAAGCCCAATTCCACGTTCCTGCATGATTGAAACTGATTGCTTTCGGATATCCATCGCAGATACTTTTTCCATCAGGTCATTCTCGATGAACATATTACATGAAAGATTCTCTGAGTTAGAAAACAACAGGAACTGTATCGGTTTTTCGCCATCAAGTTCTCTGTTTCGGTTCATAGTTTCATATGCGTTTTTAAACGCATAACCTGCATTTTCAACTTTCCTCTCTCGTTTCTCAGGGATAAACTCATCATATATACCAATTTCAACGTCCGATGCATCAAAACCACGTAAATTTGCAAACGTATTCAAAGCAATCGCATATCCAAGAATAGGGCCTGTGTACACCAGTTTTCCATTATCGTCTGTGTATGTGTTATAGAATCCTGCCACGTTTTTCCCGATCGTTTTCGGGTAAATTGACCATCCCTTATCTTTGTTCAATTTTTTAAATGGTGATAACTCTGGAATTTTAATTGTGTCGATCTGGGCCTGCAAAGATCGCATATATACAAAAATCTTCTTATGTTCAATACAGTATTCGAGACCTCCGTATGTTTTCCCCGTACCTCGTCCGCCCCACACATAATTGAACTTTTGTCCATATCCTAAAATAGCAGGTATCGAAAGATACCCGCTATTTTCATATAACGATAACATTATTTCTGTGTCTCCGGCATGGGAACATCTGTCGCAGAATATCCCATACGGGCAAGCGCACGATCTGGGGAAACAAGTGCACATATAAGATATTCACGGCCCGCTTTTGACTGTCTGTGAAGAACCTCGATGAAAAACATTTCCGGTACTTCTTCCATGTCAGATACACGATCGACAATATCCTCGAATGATTCTCTGAAAGTTGCTGACTGACCGGAAAATACCTCTCCAGTGTTTGCATCCTGTACTGAAATACAGGTGATTTCATTTCCGCTGTTATCAATTGTGAGATATTTCACCCACGCACCGACACAGATAAGTCCTTTGTTTTCCACGTTTTTTAATGAGACGATTGCCGGCGATTCTATGAGATCGTACTCTGAATATATGTCAAGATTTCCTGATGATTTAATAATAGTATACTGTTTCTTTGCCATGATTTAGTTCTCCTTTTCTTTTGGTGATTTTGTGAAAGTGGCATGTTTTAAGAATAATTCTGCATCCATACCATAGATGTTTGTTTCCTCTTCGTTTCGCTCCCAATCAATAACGATTCCGAGATTTCTCTTTTTGATCTCTTTGCTGATCTGTTCGTCTGTGAAATTTCCAACTAATACTAACTCTTTTGTAATCTCACATTTGTTTTCTGGATCGTAACAGATAACATTGATTTTGTTAACTGTTAACTCTCTTGTAATTTTCATATTCTCACCTCCTTATATTATCTCTGTTACATGAATTATTATATCACTAATATTAATTCTTGTCAAATGTTTCCTTAAATTCTTTTAACGTTCTTGCGTCTGCCAAAATCCTACGGTACTCATCTGTTATTCCTATTGTGTAGGTTGACGGTCTGATAACTACGTTCTGTGTGATTTTTATTGTATGATTTTGCACTGTGTATTTTCCATATGCGGTATCGTTATACACACTTTCAGTTCCTCCCGAGCTATAAAAAGTGAATCCAACTCGAAAAACGTCAATTCCCCCATGTTTTTCCAACTCTTCTGGTGCAAGCTTTTTATTAACTCCTGCGATTGTGGCTTGAAGTTTTCCATCTTCAGTTCTATAGACATATTTTTTAGCACCAAGAGTGGCGAATTCAGTATACGTATCCTCGTATTCATACACCCCCATATAATGTTCAATGCCATAACGATCTGTTGCGTAGGCGGAATTGGATATACTTTGCTTTTTTCTTTCAGAATTGTATCTATCAAATAACTCGTCAATATTATCACCTCTTACTTTTATATATTTTACTGAATCGGTATCACTGTATAAATAACGATCCCCAACTATGTTTATTCCCTCTTTTAGTCGCAATCGTGCCCACGCTGTTACCCACACTCCCCACTGGTAAGGAAGAAATGCAGTTCGATTATATTTTGCGAGTAATGTTTCACGTGAAACATTTTCATCAACTGTATAGATGTTTTCCGATGATTCCGTAAATATTAATGATTGCTTTACTGGTGATTGAACCATCATTCCATATCCGGCATTAAGCAACGCCTTTTGTAAGTTGTAGAAAAGTTCCTGCTCTACTATTCCTTTTAACTCTGTTTTATCCGTATAATATTTTCGGAAAATGCCTTTTAAGGGTTCTGGTAATGATCCATATTTACTTTCGTAACACTCGGTTATTTCAAAGTGTTTCCATTTATATTCACGTTTCATGATCTCATAATCAATATCAGTTAATGTCGTTTCGATATAATCAGCGCATAAAATTCGGCCATTATCCAGTGTTTCACGTGAAACATTTCTGCACTTTGAGTATGACAAATATGGCGCTCCGTAGTATTTGTCAATCTGTTCAATACCTGTAATTTTACATCGGAATAGCAATGCTTTTCCTCTATCCAGTTTCTTCTCTATGTCAGATTCATCTAACGATCCGATATATACAAACCGTGTCATTGGAAAAACGCAATTCAATACAACGTCAGGATATGATGATGATCTGTCATATGATCCGATTCCTAGAATCTTTTCCCCATCTGCCCGTATCACTGTTCCGGAATAATAACGATTAGCGTGAGTATCACCACCCCGAAAAGCTTCTTCTAACAGATCGAAAACGTCAATAGTAGGAAATATATCCCTATGTTTTCTGGCCCATCCATACATTGCTTTTTTTGTTTCACGGCGTACATATCCGGTTGACGTTAAGGGCAATGTATATAGATTATCATTCGCCAGAATCATTCGCTTATACATTGCTTCGACAAGACCAATCGTGTCATTACAAGAATACTGCAATTCATAATCGTCTAGTTCTGTCCACGGAAAACGTTTTTTCGCATAGTTAAATTTTTCGCCAGATAGTTTCCGATGCTCTACTTTCATTTTTGACGTAAACGTATTTAATGACATATTTGTCTGTAAATATGAGCACCTAAACTCGAAACGCTTTAACATTTCGCATTTCAAAATTTTTCGTGATTTAATTGCAAAAACTTCGTCCGGTGAAAATGTATATATACCGCGCAAAAACTGAAATTCATATGACAAATTATGAACAAAAACCATGTAATATGCATAATTATCGTCATTCATAAGCTGATCCAGAAAAAGCTCAAATTCTGTCCACGTTCTACCTATTATAGTGTCTATATTCAAATCGTCAAGAAAAAGAATTGAAAACTGCCATATATACATTATTGATTGCTCGATATCTTCCAACCTAGTTGTTTCGATATCAAAAGCACATATACAATTTTTATAGCCCTTTGCTTTTTTAGAACCTCTATTTGATCTGGTATCATGTAAGCATGGTAAATTCTGTATTCTATTATAGTTATATGTATTAACTGTATACAGATTATCCATGTTTACCTCCTGCGTTTGCGTTTACCTGCTTTCCTTTTCTGGCGTTTCGCTTTTTCTTTCTTTGCGATACCAGATTTCAATTTTTCGATGTTTCGTGATCCAGTTTTCAAAAATTCCTTGTACAGATCGAGCATTTTCCCTGTACTCAGTTTTTCACCATCTGAATACAACTCTACAGCAAAATCAGAATCATATATTCTATCTGATGCAAAATCTCGAAGTTGCTCCATAAAACGCCCAAAATTCAATAAATCCTCATGCGTTTTTAGCTCTGTTCCATACACATCATTAATATGTTGCATCTGTTCTTTTTCCCGTTTTTTCAAGCCTGTAACTGTTGTTCGATCTGATGCTATTATAGTTGCAAGTTCAGACAACAAGTGATAGATTTCTCTATCACTTGTAATATCTTTCAACTGTTTATAACGCTGAATAGGTCGATCCTTTACAAGGTTAATATCTGAATAATCAGATTTTAACAACCTCTCATAACGTTTACGCCAGATTGATCTGAGTCGGGAATACTCTTTTCTCACGTCTTTCATGTCCCATGTTAACTCAAGAGCAAGTGGGGTGTAATCATCTTTTATTCTTATAAGGCCCAGCGGTTTACTCTTCTTCAAATAAGACTTTTTTGTTGTCAATCGGAACACCTCCCTCTAATTTGTTATAGTATACAGGACGGAAGTTTTCTTCAAATTCCACAACGTAGTCCTGTACGATTGCCATTGCAACTGCTCCTGTGTATGCCTGTACTAATAGATAATCACATTTGTATTTACACTGACTTTTCATTATATTTGGTGTATTTAATTCTTTGATGTAAACCTTATACCATGATTTCTTACTGTTTAACGGTCTGCTCATTGTATAACCTCCATTTCTCAACACATCTCAGAATATCGTCAAAACTTGCCATTGCTCCCCACATTATATAAGGCTTATGATCAAAACACTTTTTAAATTCGGAACAAATCTCTGACTGGTTACATAAATGACAATATTCAGTATCATTACATGTAAAACATATATCACAATAATTTTTCATTTCTTATATCCTCCTGACCATTTTGCCCCACACCAAACTCCATACGGAAAAATTAATATAGCTCCAAAACCAAACCACAAAATTGCATCCAACATTAGTACACACACCTACTTTCTATTTCTTCTTTGATCCATTTTCGTTCCCGATAACGCCACGGAAAACGCATGATCTTGTACTCCTGCAATAGTTCACGGGGGGTGAGCCATGCAAGGTAATTTTTATAGCTTTCTTCGTAATCTGTCATTATGTTTAACCTTTCTCATCACATAGTCCAGTGTTAAGTAGTGTTCCCTAGAATCCTCCTGATAATAAACAAAATCATCCTCGTTCCAATACCAATATGCATCACAATAAAACACAATAACCGGTATTTCAACCTCAAGATAATCACAAGTAATTACTCTCATATTATCACCTCCTCAATTTAAAATGCTTAAATTCATTAATATGCTCCAACACATATAATACTGTATGATCTCCTATATAGACATACCATCCATTTTTATTCACCAACAACTTTACATAGCTGTTCTTACAATGTGCATATAAAGTATATACGTCATCATCCGTTTCATACCTAGACACAGCATTAAGCATTTCTTTAATTTCACTTAGTCTGAATGATCCAATTTCCATTTTTTAATACCTCTCTTTCTTTTGATATTATTATATATCATTATTTAGATTTATTCAAAGTACAATTTGTTCATGAAACACATGTTCGAAAACATCAACCCTGTATGTGTTTCTCGTACAC